GCGAAAAGTGATGTTCAGAAGTGGGAGCGAGTCTGCGCCGCGCTGCGGGAGCTGAACAAGTGCCGGGATATTCTCCGGGATATTACCGCCACCAGAGAACAGCAGCGGTGAGTGGGTGGAAGACGTGGTGCCGGGCGGAAATCATGATACTCCGGCAGTGTGCGGGAACGAGGAAGGTAAAAAGCGTTGGCGCACTTATCGGACGAACTGAAGCGGCAGTGAGAACGAAGGCACGGGAGCTGGGCATCAGCATGATGTTACGTGGTGATTTTCACCCGTCGGCAAAATATTCTCAGCGTGATATTGAGCTGGCGCGGCAACTGCATCAGAGAGGCATGCAAAGAAGGGAAATTGCCAGAAAATTAGGCATGCCGCTGCGCATAGTGAATAACTACGTTTATTTCGACAGGAGGGTGTCTGCGTGAAAATCCTGTATCAGGATTACGGCCCGGTGGGGCAGGTGGTTATCAGCAGTACTGTAATGGAGTTTCGGAAGCATAACCGTGTGGTGGATGCTGTGCTGTTAACCTGTCCGGGGATATCGGCGAGTCGTGCAGGTGTGTTTATTATGAAGACGAAATTATATGGCAGTAAGGCGTGGATAAAGAAGGCGTATCGTGTAGCGTTGCAGGAGGTTAACAGTGAGTGAAATTAAAGAAATGCCGGTAGTTCGTGACGGATATGGCAACTGGACACATCCTGAATATGAAAAATTCTGTGATGGTCGGGAATATATTTCAACGGAAGAGTTTAACGCCTGGATGGAGGAAAATAATCTTCAATACGTCCTCTGCTTCAGAGATGAAGGATGTGCTGACCTTGATGCGTGTGATGCTGATATTTCTGCATGGGAACCGGAACGACCAGAGGGCGATGGCTGGTTTATTGGTTCCATTCATGATACGGAAGATGGCCCGGTTGTGTCTGGTTGCGAAATAAGGCTGAAGCATAAAGGCGATAAACCAACTAACAACTAAATACTGAAGATTTAAATCAGAAACGATTTTTATTAAATCCTTAACCGGAGGGATTCCTGCACCCTCAGAACATCAGGAGGCCGCCCGAAAGGGCGGTAAGAAATGAAACATTATTTAGAAAAAAATTACCCACGAAAGAGCAGAGCAACAGAGTTTCTGTTTTTCATTCTGTTTATAGTGTTGATGATACCGATATCCCCGCTATTACTGGTCTGGATAATTGGAAGGACATTTGAACCAGTTATTGAGCTATATACCGATGTGACATGGGAATCATTCAGCGCACTGCACAATAAAATTAATCCGTATAAGGAAAACTGATATGAGCACTATTACCAGAGAACGCGCGGAGATTAAATCATACATCACAGGCTTCCTGAGCGACTCGGCGCACGATAACAAGTCTTCAGACAGCCTGCTGGCTAATGTGTTTCGTATCGCGCTGGCATCACTGGAAGCAGAGCCGATAGCAATGGTAGTGCCTGATGAAATGGATTTGCTTACCTGCCATCTCGACGGTGTAACTAAAACATATGCTGATGGCTGGAACGCCTGCCGCGTCGCCATGCTTCAGGCCGGAAACTTTCGGGAAAATAAGAATTCGTCAACCAACAATTTTCGGGAAATCTCGGAAACGTCAACCAGATCTCCGATAACTCTGGATGGCTGGATAAGCTGTACTGAGCGAATGCCTGAAAAGAGCCAGAACGTGCTTATTTCGATGAATATCGATAGCGAGGCTGGGCCATTAATATATTCCGCACGCTATCTCGGAGGCACGTTCCGGCGCGGAGGTATAGCAGTTAGTCCGGGTAATGATCTTAGGCAAGCAACCCACTGGATGTCGCTACCAGAACCGCCGCAGGAGGTGAATCAATGACCTGGCCTGAAGCATTCACAACGGTAGGAATTGCGATGGCGGTGGCGCTGGTGGTGTATTCGATTTGCCGCTGGGGATAAAAACGGTTTGCGGGAAAAGGATAGTTAAGTAGAATTGCTGCGGGTGCTTGAGGCTATCTGCCTCGGGCATGAACACCAACGGCAGATAGAGAAAAGCCCCAGTTAACATTACGCGTCCTGCAAGACGCTTAACATTAATCTGAGGCTCAATCCATGCTGAACACATGTAGGTTAGCCTCTTACGTGCCGAAAGGCAAGGAGAAGCAGGCTATGAAGCAGCAAAAGGCGATGTTAATCGCCCTGATCGTCATCTGTTTAACCGTCATAGTGACGGCACTGGTAACGAGGAAAGACCTCTGCGAGGTGCGAATCCGAACCGGTCAGACGGAGGTCGCTGTCTTCGTAGACTACGAATCTGAGAAGTAAGAGACCAGGCGGGGGAGTAATCTCCCGCCACCTCTGATGTGTCAGGCATCCTCAACGCACCCGCGCTTTACCATACTGAAAATGCTGTTTGAATGTTCATCTCTGAAAGAGGACTATGAATGAAAAAGGTATTGATTGCAGCACTTATTTCCGGTGTGTCTTTTGGCGCTTTTGCACAGCAGGGTGGTTTCCAGGGGCCAGAAGCAGAGCGTTCAACAGTAGCGCAGGCAAAAGAACTGAAGGATGATGCATGGGTTATCCTTGAAGGGAGCATCGTTAAAAAAGTGGGTGATGAACGTTATGAGTTTCGTGACAATAGCGGGACAATTGTCACGGATATTGATGACAGCGTATGGGCCGGGCAGAATGTTTCTCCGAAAGACAAAGTAAGAATTGAGGGTGAAATTGATAAAGACCTGAGCAGTGTTGAAGTTGATGTAAAGGCACTGAAATTATTAAAGTAACCGCCCCTGCTTGTTAAGCCCGTCTTACTGACGGGTTTTCTGTTTGTACATTCCGGCGTATTGCCTTACAATTCGCGCAGTCAGCCTGAACAACTGACACCTGCTGTCACCGGAGAATCCGATGACACAACACATAAAATCCCACAATTCTGAAGCCGACCCGGAAATTAAGCAGGGGAGGCGTTTTCGTGCGCCTCAGTATGGCTGGTTTCACTATCTGTTCTGTACGATCGATGAGGCAGATATGCTTCAAGAGGCGTATCTGCGTCGCGGTGTCCGTGTGGAGCGGAGTCTGAACGCTGATCGTCTGACCTGGACCGTTTCTGTATATCTTCCTGTTCGTGCACATCTGCCACGGACACATGCCTGCTACCGTCAGCGCGTCTGGAGGTAATGTGCGGGTATTACTTCGACCTGTTCTGGTTCCGGAACTCGGGCTGGTGGTCCTTAAGCCCGGTCGTGAATCATTGCCAGTTTTTCATCGCGGCAGGGTGCTGGTGGAGCCGGAACCGAAAAACATGCGGGCGCTGCCATCTGGAGCGGTTCCTACTGTTCGCCAGCCGCTGGCGGAAGATAAATCACTGCTGCCATTTTTCAGCGATGAGCGGGTGATTCGTGCAGCTGGCGGCGCTGGTGCACTGTCTGACTGGTTATTACGTCACGTGAAATCCTGCCAGTGGCCACACGGCGATTATCATCACAGCGAAACCGTTATTCACAGTTACGGTGCTGGCGCAATGGTGTTGTGCTGGCACTGCGACAACCAGCTGCGCGACCAGACCTCCGAATCACTTGAGCAACTTACTCAACAAAATCTGACAGCCTGGATGATTGACGTCATACGCCATGTAATGAATGGCACGCAGGAGCGGGAATTATCGCTGGCTGAATTATCCTGGTGGGCAGTCTGCAATCAGGTGGTGGACGCATTACCTGAGGCAGTATCGCGTCGCTCTCTGGGATTACCGGCGGAAAAAATCCGCTCCGTATACCGTGAAAGCGACATCATACCGGGAGAACAGACCGCCACCAGCATACTGAAGCAGCGCACAAAAAATATTGCGCTACCGCCTCACACCCACCAGCAACAGAACCCACCACAGGAAAAGACGGTGGTCAGCATTGCCGTTGATCCGGAGTCTCCGGAATCCTTCATGAAACGACCTAAACGTCGCCGCTGGGTAAATGAGAAATACACACGCTGGGTAAAGACACAACCGTGTGCGTGTTGTGGTAAGCCAGCGGACGATCCTCATCATCTGATTGGTCATGGTCAGGGTGGAATGGGAACAAAATCCCACGATATTTTCACGCTACCGCTGTGTCGGGAGCATCACAACGAGCTTCATGCGGATCCGCTGGCGTTCGAAGAAAAGCATGGTTCCCAGGTTGATTTAATTTTTCGTTTTCTTGATCACGCCTTTGCAACCGGCGTGCTCGGGTAAAAGAGGTTACTGATGCGTATAGAGTTTGTTTTGCTTTACCCGCCGACGGTGAACACCTACTGGCGACGTCGTGGCAGCACATATTTTGTATCAAAAGCCGGTGAGCGTTATCGCCGGGCTGTGGCGCTTATTGTTCGCCAGCAGCGGCTGAAATTAAGCCTGTCCGGAAGGCTGGCGATAAAGATTATTGCCGAGCCACCGGATAAGCGCCGCCGTGACCTGGACTATATTCTGAAAGCGCCGCTGGATGCGCTGACGCATGCGGGGTTGCTAATGGACGATGAGCAGTTTGATGAAATCAATATCGTTCGTGCTCAGCCAGTATCTGGTGGACGTCTGGGGGTGAAGATTTACCCCATAATGCTTGAAGGGCAGGTCAAAAAATGAAACTGGAAGATTTACCGAAATACTACTCCCCAAAATCCCCCGGCCTGACTGATGCATCGGCCTCAACGTCGAAAGATACGCTGAGTATCACTGATGTGATGGCCGCGCAGGGCATGACACAGAATTGGGCTGAGATGGGGTTTTCTGCGTTCCTTGGGAAAATGGGCATTAGTATGAATGACAGAGAGCGGGCAACAGAATTGTTGACAGAATATGCACTCAGTCGGTGTGATCGCGTGGCGGCGTTAAGAAAACTCCCGGCAGAAATAAAACCGGCAGTGATGCGTATTATGGCTTCGTATGCGTTTGAAGATTATGCCCGTAGCGCGGCGAGCAAAAAACAGTGCCCCTGTTGTCACGGAAAAAAATTTATTGAAAGCGAGGTTTTTACAAACAAGATCCAGTATCCGGATGGTAAGCCGCCAGTGTGGGCAAAGTGCACAAAAGGCGTGTATCCGTCTTACTGGGAGGAATGGAAAAAAGTCAGGGAGGTGGTAAAAGTTGCCTGTCCGGAGTGTGGAGGGAAGGGGGAGGTTTCCACCGCCTGTAAAGATTGTCGTGGGCGCGGTGTTGCCATTCATCGTGAAGAGTCGGTAAAACGTGGTATGCCTGTTATCAGAGACTGCCAGCGTTGTGGTGGTCGTGGCTATGAAAGATTACCTTCAACGGAGGCATTTAATGCCATATGTAATGTGACCGATGCCATATCTCTTGATACATGGAAAAAAACAGTTAAACGTTTTTACGATACGCTGGTGGTGCAGTTTGATATTGAAGAAGCATGGGCAGAACAACAACTGAAAAAGGTGACCAGATAGCTTTGTTGATTTTTCCCGAATCTGTGGTAAATTTGCCCTAACGATGGGCGTTTTATGCCTGACGTTAGAAGAATTTCTACAACCCGCCGCCGAGCGGGTTTTTTATTGCGGAATTAATTACGGACCGTTATTATCCGGCTCCCGGCCCTTTAGCTCAGTGGTGAGAGCGAGCGACTCATAATCGCCAGGTCGCTGGTTCAAATCCAGCAAGGGCCACCATCACAAACCGCCATTAGCTTATCAGGAAGAGCAGACGACACCATAACAGGGTTGTTGGTGCGGGGGCGGGTCCCCGATGGCGGTCCATTATCGGTATTCTGCGTTGTTAGCTCAGCCGGACAGAGCAATTGCCTTCTAAGCAATCGGTCAGTGGTTCGACTCCACTACAACGCGCCACACTTATTTTCCAGGCTCGCTTCG